AGACTCCGGAAGAATACGTGGCCGCGATGCTCCAGGTATTTCGAGAAGTGTGGCGCGTACTCCGGGACGACGGCACGCTCTGGCTAAACATGGGAGACAGCTACTGTTCTGGGACAGGAACTGAACGCACGCGCGAGACGATGGAGACCGGAACGGAATGCGGGCTTCCGAGAAATTGGTTCGCCGGCGCGAACAAAATCCACCGGAACGGAAAGCCTCCTGGCTGGAAGGAGAAAGACCTGGTGCCGACATCCTGGATGCTGGCGCTGGCGCTGAGGGCCGACGGTTGGTATCTCCGTAGCGACATCATTTGGAGCAAGGGGAATCCCATGCCGGAGACGGTCGAGGACCGGCCAACGAAGGCCCACGAGTACATTTTCCTGCTGAGTAAGAAAAAGAAGTACTACTACAACGCCGAGGCGATCAAGGAAGAGGTCACCGGCGAAGCGCACAGCCGCGGGACAGGCGTGAATCCGAAAGCACAGCCAATTCCCGCAGGTTGGGATACTTCGACGGGCAGCGGCGGCCACGGCAATATCCACAAGGAAGGCAGAAGAAATCAGCGGAATGGCGCCTCCCGTTACAACTCTCCCACGTCTCTAGGACAGGGACGGGTAAAGCAGAACCAGAGTTATTCAGCCGCTGTGAGCGGGCTCCTGCCGATCGGCAGCAAGCGCAACAAGCGAACCATCTGGGAAGTGAGTCCGCAGGCCTTCGAGGGGGCCCACTTCGCCACCTTCCCAGAAGAACTCATCAAGCCCTGCATCCTGGCCGGCTGTCCAGAGGGAGGAATCGTCTTAGACCCTTTTGTGGGGAGTGGTACGACCGAGCTGGTAGCGAGGAACCTGCAATGCCACGCCATCGGACTAGAACTAAACGCCGAGTACATCGAAATCGCAAAAAGGCGTCTCGCGCAAAGCGTGATGACTTTCCAGTGAGCGCTCTGTTCACCCCGCAGAGGCTCATCTACGACCGCCAGATAGCGCGGGAGAACGAGACGATGAACCGCATCCGGCAGGGAGCGCAGGGGAAGGACGGTCAGTGGATCCCCGGGCCACTCTGGTGGCTCTGGCACTGCACCGAGACCTTCGACAACCATTGGCTGGAGAAGGGCTTCTCCGGACCTCACAGGCCGTTTCCGGTCCTTCCGTACTTCAAATGGCTGTTCGCGCGGATGCTCACCAGGCAGATTATGTTTTTCCCGAAGAGCCGGGAGATGATGCTGTCCTGGTGCGCGATCGGCTATTGCACCTGGTTCTGCCAACTCTTCCCCTCCACGCTGGTCCTGGTGCAATCCCAGAAGCTTGAGAAGGCCTCAGAACTGGTCAAGGGCAAGGAACCGCCTGGGTACGCCTACGCGCTGTACGACCGGCAGCACGCATGGCTCAAGGAGCGGTTTCCCCTGGCCATGAGGCCGGAAGACCTGCCGGCAGACAAGCTGGTCTGGGCGAACGGGTCAGCCATTCAGGCGATCGGGCGCGGCGCTGACCAGGTGAGGCTCTACCATCCCACCATTTACGTGATTGACGAGGCGGCCTTCATGGAGGAAGCTTCTGCGAGTTTTGGCGCGGCGACGCCGGTGGCAAAGCAGATTTTGGTGGTGTCGTCGGCGGGGCCGGGCTGGTTCGGCGATACGTGCTCGGAGGAGTGAAGAGTGCTCCGCTATGAAGGCAAGCTGAAGCGTTCCTTCGACCGCTGGCTTAGAGATCGGCTACTGGAGTTGACGCCGTATTACATGCGAAGGCTTCCTTTTGACCAGGCTTTCAATGCGGCCTATCGCCGGGTAGGAAGAGAATTGGGACTTTCACGCATAGAGATTGTCAGAGGGTTGGTGTGGTTTACAGAGGCCAGACTCAAGTTAGCTCGGAGGAAGTGATGGGTCTCTATGAGTTCAAAGACCGGTTCGTCCCGTTCATAAAGGCGGGCACGAAGAAACACACGATACGCGCGAAGCGCAAGAAGCACCGAGACAAACCAGGAGACATCTGCCACCTGTACCATGGGCTTCGCACGAAGAGAGCGAAACTGATTATGCGGGCGCCGTGCGTGAGGGTGGAGGACATCGTAATCACTCCTGGAGGTATGGTTCGGGTTGCCGGCCAGTGGCTCGCAGATGACGAGCGCGAAGCCCTTGCACGCAAGGATGGGTTTCCAGACTTCGCTTCGATGATTCAGTTCTGGCGGACGCCTAAGAACCGTCTGCCCTTCCACGGCGATATCATCCATTGGAAGTGACTACGAAGCTTTCGCTGCTTGCGCTCTTGGAGGAGGAAGAGGTTTCAGTGTACCGAGTTCGAGCATTTTCTTTCGAAGTGTTCGGCAGGTCTCGATGCGCACCGCTACCGTCCAGCCACGATCAGCCATCACGTGGTTGTGTGCCCCCAGGAGGATATTCCATCGCTCCAATGGGAACCGCCTTAAGTTGTTGCGCTATCCCAACATCGATTGGTTCAACGCTACGCTCATTATTGGGGTGTGGCAATGGGACGTGGCGAAGTGAAGACTAGGTGCCGAGTCTGCGGTAAGCCGTTCGCTTCTAAGCTCGAGGAGTCTGCTCTGAAGAAAATAGCTGGAACCGGACGAGCCGAACTACTTTGGAACAAGCGCTGCCGTTGTACGGAGCGCGTGCTTTCGGTGTTTACTTCTGGTCCGCTGCCTCCGGACTTACAGTGGTACGACAAGTTCATGCGGTGATAGGATTCGCGACTAGTGGCTGACGCCAGCAGTTTCTTTGCAATCCGAGTAATTCACGCGGACTCAACGTCCTGGAGTCCGATTACCTGCCCCATCTATTGCAACACCTTCAGCATCCGTCCAGAAGTGGCAGTCAAAATCCGTACAGACCAAGGGGACGCTTCGACGGAAGACGTTATCGCAGATGGAGTGCAAATCAGTTTTCAAGTCCCTCACGCCTACCCAGGAAACAGGTTCGGCCCGGGGCAAACTATCGCTTACGTCCAGTCAGTTGGCAGCAGCACAGATGTCCACGTGCAATTCGCAAGATGAGGAGAACTCTATGAACCGTTATCCGAAAACCGGGGCCAGCTACACTTACGGAAGACCTCCGCGGCGCGATCTATCTTTCCCTAGGTGGCTGGGCATTGCCTTCGTGCTGACGGTGGCAGGCTTGGTGTTCTCGTATCCCCTGCGGCCCCAGCAGCAGCAGTCCGGGGGCGCCGGCAGCAGCGTGTCGATCAACGCAGCTCTACCGACGGGCACCAACGTCATCGGCAAGGTTGGTATCGACCAGACAACTCCTGGAACCACCAACCTCGTGTCGATCGGTTCGACTGGTACAGTGGGGTTGCTGGCAGGGTCGGCGGTCGTCGGGCACGTCATCAACGATGCGAGTAGCGCGGTCATCGGGCACGTGATAGCGGACTCTGGCTCGACTACTGCGGTGACGACCCTGCCGGCGCTTGTCGGCGGGACCGCCAACGTCGGCTATACCCGGTCTCTCCCATCTTCCTGTACCCAGTCCACCAATTTCACGAGTAGCACGGTTGGCGTGGCCACCGGAGCCGGTACCTCCGTGACGTCGACGACCACCTGCGTGACCCTGGTCTACGTCAACAACATCACCAACTCCGCGGTCACCTTCCGCCTCCAGGACAAGACTGGGACGCCGATCATCTGGGTGGGCGGCAACGCGGACTTCTCCATCCCTGCAAATTCCAACGTGACTTTTCCCCTCGGTGGGGTTAGCTTTGCCAGCGGCATTACGGCGATTGCGGGGACCGCATCAGCACTGAATCTCCAGGTCTCCGGAGTGCAGTGATCGGACAATGGTGGTTAAAACTTTACACCCTGCGAAAATCTTAACCCCCCTGTTAATTCTTCTGTGCCTAAGTCTGTCAGCCGACGGGCAGCAGCAACTCTCCGCACCGATTACCAAGTTCAGTTGCTTCGTTCAGGCAGTCACGGTCACCACGCAATGCCAGGCCGCGCCAGCCGCTGGCCTTCGCGCCTACGTTACAGACTTCGCATTCTCTAACCAGGTTGCTACCGTCCAAACTCTGGACATCGTATTCGGGACTGGAACCAACTGCGCGACAGGGACAACCGCACTCACTCACAAGTTCCAGATGGGGACTGTTGCTACAACCACCAGTCCTCAGTCGATCGTGGCGGACCTGAACTCGCCATTGATTCCCACGGCCGCTAACGCCATCTGTGTACGTCCTAGCGCGGCCACGGCCTTCGGTGCGACCCTAACGGGATATACTGCTCCCTAGAGGACCAATGCCAGTACTGACTCATAAGCCTGGAGTTCTCTTCACAGAAATCTCTGCTGCTGGTTTCCAGATCATCAGCGCTCTTTGCAGAGCTGCGGTCATCATCGGGGAGGACATGGAAATCACTTCCGCCTGTGATGGCGAGCACTCTGGGCCGGAAGATCCCCACCACCTGGGAAAGGCTTACGACGTGAGGACACACGGTCTACGCGACAAACACCTGGCGCTGGCAACCATTAAGTCGCTGATCGACTACAACAAGTTTTTCGCGTGGATTGAGGACGAGGACACGCCGAACGAGCACATTCACATCCAACTTCGGCATGGAATGGTCTATCCGTGACGCCGATTCCGAGCCAGGCTCTGGTAGACACGCTCAACCTGTTCAAGCGGGACTGGGACTCGGACGTTTGTCCGGTTTGCAGGAAGTGTAAATGGGGAAACTCGCCGTTCTGCCGATCGTGCTCGATCAAGATACAACGCATCAGGATGATGCGAGGTTTCCAAACTTGGATAGGGTTCCCACTTTCACACAACTTCAACTTTTTCAAGAGGCAGGAGCGGAATGGCTATAAGAAAGCTGTGTATGCTTGGCTGACATGGTACGACCGCTGCCGAGACTACCTAGGGACGAGGCGTCGCTTTGGAATTCAAACTTTTCGGGACTCCGCAGTTCCACGATGAAGCATGGTACGAGAACCGCGAGGCCGCGGACCACATCCACGAGCCCCTCCACCGGATACGCCTACTCGAATCCCTCAAGCTCATCTACCACATCATCGAACGGGAAGACCTCGAGCTGACAACCCTAGCCGACTGGGGCGCCGGCAACGGTGGGCTCCTCTCCGAGTTCGGCAGAAACTCCCACAACATGAAGTTCTGGGGTTACGATCTTTGCCCGAAGAACGTGGCTTACGGCAACGAGCACTACCACGTGGACCTGAAGTTGATGAACATAGTCGAAGGAGACCCGATTCCCGCGGACATCGTTGTGCTGACGGAGTTGCTCGAGCACCTGCTCAGTCCTCACGACTTACTCGACAGGCTTTTACATCCGGAGCCACAAACCAGGTGGATTGTTGCCAGCACGCCAGGCTTTGAGGACTTCCAAAACCATTACGAGTATCACCTGTGGGCCTGGACGGGCGAGAGTTTCGCGCAGATGTTCACTCGCGCCGGCTGGATCGTGAAGCGCCACTTCATCCGCGCTGAGGCCGGCACGCAATTCGTTGTAGCCATGAATCCGGAGCTGCTATGACCAAGAAAAAGAAAAAAGTTCGGCCCGCCACGCGGTCAACACGGAATGTCTCTGGCGTAGAAGTCCGAGCCCTTGCCCACGCAGCCATCGAGGATTGCCACGCTGGTTATATCTTCACTGCGACTCTCGACAACGTTCTTGTGGAGCACAGTCCTGTTGGCGTAAACGTGCACATCGAGGAAATTGGATTTCCGGGGCAAGCCTGGGTTTACGACACAATCCTGTTGAGAGCGTTCCAGGATGTCAGGATGAAGATTCGAGAGAAATTGGCCTGCGGGGCCTACGGCGCACAGACTGAATTGGTGCGAAGGATGATTGGAGAACCGGAACTGGCAGCACAGCAACAGCCCTCCCAAAGCGTCAACTGATGGAACAGCTCCTAGTTTCGGTAGGTTCGGTGGTACTCGCTGTCCTGGTGGTGGTTGCTGTACGTTTCGTATTTAGGAAGCGCAAAGACGATGAATGACCAACTCTGGGCGCTGACCTTCTCCATCATGCTGGCAATCTGTGTGCTGGCTAAAGCGATCTTCTGGCTGCTCTGCCGTTTCAAAGTCCTGCGGGAATTCTTTGCCAGGGTAGATGCGTGGCTAGACAAATAACGCTCAAAGAAGTTCGGCAGCCGCTTGGTGAAGAGCCCGAGACTCCAAAAGGGTGCGAACAATGGATCGAGGAGCACGGTTACGACATTTTCAAGGTGCACTGGTCGGCGGACCCTTCGAAGACGACGGCATGGGCGGAAGCACAGAAGAAGAAGAGTCCTTCCGAGAACACCTACCGGAGAGAGTTCGAGATAGACCATTACGCTGGATCTGGCGCGGCGATGTATCCGGAGTTCTTGAAAGCTCTCCACGTCTGCAAACCATTCCCCATCCCGCACGAGTGGACTCGCTACATGGCGATCGACCCGCACAAGCGCCGGCCTCACGCCTTCCTGTGGATGGCAGTGTCTCCAGACGGAGACCATTGGTACTACCGCGAGTATTGGCCTTCGCGCATCTATGGCAAAAAGGGAGACACCCCGGAAGACGACCGCTTGTACAAAGTGGATGAGTACGTCGAGGCTATCAAGTTCATGGAAGGCCCCACGGTCAAGCATTTCTCCCCGGGTGGCTTTGCGGACAATGGTGGGAGGGAAGAGAAGATTCGCCTGCGCGTGATGGACACGCACGGCAAGGCCATCTTCACCACGACGACTGCCGGCAAGGATGAGCCAGAAACCTTCTGGGACCGATATGAGAAGTTAGGAATCCGCTGCAAGGAGGCGATCAAAGACGTTGGCAGTGGACGAGATACCGTAGGGATGCGGTTACGACCGCGGCGGGTGATGCTGGCGAACGAGGAGAAGCAGGAAGCGGTCATCCACATCTTCGATACGCTTCCAGAACTAATTCACGAGATGCGAACGGTACGCTGGCCGAGCCTCACGCCGGCGCAAGCTGAGAAGATGGACCCGGTGGACAAGGTGATGCAGAAGCGCTGCCACGAAACGGACTTGATTCGCTACATCGAAATGGAGGACCCTACCTATCTAGAACCAAACCAGAGAATTAAAAGTGTCAGACAGCTCGAAAGTGGGATAAGTTATTGAGCCATGGCGACCACTGGACCAGGTTTTGTCGGCCTCGGTAGCCGGATGTCGGATGCAGAACGGCACAAGGTCGAGCAGACCAGAGAGCGCATCCGCGCAAGCTCGAACTGGCTCCATGACAACTTCTGGGGTGAGTGGCAAGAAGCCTTCCGCTCTTACGAAGTCCGCACCGAAGACCTGAAGTATCCCAAAGGACATCCACAAGCCGGCCAGGAAGACAAGACACGCACCAACGTGGCTATGCCTGAGATGTTTATAGGCGTCCGCAAGAAGGCAGCACGCAAGGCCAGACGGCCGCCTTCGATCAAGGTTCGCGCGGAGAGTGACGAAGTAGGCGAGATGATGTCGAAGATGGCCACCTACCAGTGGGACCGCGCCAACGAGCAGCGCTATCAGCGGCGCCACGTCCTCCAGGGCGATCTTCTGGGCATTTCCCTCAAGGTGCATTACTACGACCAGGTGAGCCAGCAACGCACGCTGCGATACAGCACCGACAAAATCCTGAACGACCTCTACGTCAAGATCGACGAGCACGATAAGACGCGGAACAACTGGCTGACCGCGGATGATGACGAGCAGGGCGCCGTAAAAGTCAGCACCATGAACGCCGAAATGCAGGGCAACGTTCTGGCGCAGCTCGGTCCAGAAGTTACCCAACAAAAGAATTTCACGCGGTTCGACGGTCCAGTGTCTGAGTGGAAGTTCATAGGAGACTGGTATCCCGAGCCGGAGTTTGACTCCATCCACACAGCCGCTTGGAACATTTTCGAAGGGATCAAGGATGCCGAATGGCTGGCCTACTGGGCAAGCCAGGAGTATACGGACCCGAACACTGGGGAGAAGAAACCGGTTATCGACCCGAAGTTCCTCGACGAGTTGGAAGAGTACCGTCCTCTCGATACGATGAACAAGAGCGAGGTGTCCGGAGCTGATCGCGACTTCAAGCAAACCCTCCGCGACGTTATCTTCAAGTCTCGTCCTGTATTCCACGCCCGGCTTATCCCTGTCCGGCGCTACCTCATCCACACCGATTACACCTTCAGAAAAGGGCTTTGCTGGATCCGCTTTATCGGGAACGAGAAAGTTTTCCTCGGTGAGATGCCGTTGCCGTGGGACCTCGGAGGCCGGTATCCGATCAGCTCTTATACCCCGATGCCTTCGCTGCTCCATGGGATTGGCGATTCGACCGCGCGGAAGGGGCGGCACCTGTGGAAACTGCACAACGTCACCGTGTCTCAGCGCACCGACCTCGTGACCAACGCGCTGAAGAAGCTAATCGCCTTGCCGAAGGGCGCGGACGTTCCCAACGAAGTCATGGACCTGGGGCTGTTCCGCGTGGTGTTGAGCGACTACCACAAGGAAATCCTCGCCGCGTTTGCCGCGCCTGGGACGACGATTCCTCCGGCTGCCTTTGAGACGGAATCTCAGGTCATGCGGATGCTCCAAATGCTTGAGCCGGCCATCATCGACTTCGGAGAGCAGAGCCAGGCGGTTCCGAATACCGGGAAGACTGCCACGCTCGGGATGCTGCAGCAGCGGTCCGCCGACGTTATCAGCGGAGACGAGTTGGAATGTCTGAACGATGCGATCGGGGAAGAGACCGACATTAAGCTGGCGATGTGGCAGCAGGTGATAACTGATCGCGAGCTTGAGAAGATGCAGCAGTGGACCCCCAAGAACGACAAAGCGTTCTGGACGCTCACCGGAGGCGGCGGCCCAAGCAACCCGCGGAAGTCCTTCAGCGATCCCCTCGAGCTGCAAGAGGACTTTGAGGTGTTCCCGGAGTTGGGGTCTACGCTGGCGCTAGACGACGCCATGAAGAAGCAGCAGGCGCAGGAAATCTACGACCGCGCCATCCAGGCACCGCAAGTTTGGGACGTTATGGAGGCCGCCAAGAGGCTGGCCACAGCTTCCGGAGTGTCTAATCCAGAAGAGTTGCTGGCTAAGCCGATGCCGCCCCCAGTGCCACCACCGCAGGAGCCGCGTGTCAGTGGTACGGTCTCGGTGAAGGTCGAGGCCAACGCTATGCAGTCCGATGAGTTACTGACCAAGGTCTTCCAGATCAGTCCGTCCCCGCCTGCCGAGACGGAACTGCGGAACCTGCACGATCACACTAAGATGGCCGAGGAGTCCGCCAGGTCGGCAAAGTATCTCGCGGAAGGTGACCCGGAGGAGCAACCACAGCCGCAACCAGTGGGGCAATAAGTGGACCTAGGACTTTCTGAACAGTTGGTTCTTGGCCGACTCACCGATGACGAAGAACTCCTGTCGCTCTTGCGAGCTCTGGACGCCGACCGCTGCATCCAGTACCAGCGGGAATTGATCGATGAAACTCAATCCGCCCAGCCCAACCTGTACAAGATCATTCAACTGGCGTCGAAACTGGCCGAGCGCCGAGAAGGCGTGAAGCGTTATCTCGTGGAAGCCAAAAAAAGAAGCAATGAATAATTGCTATCTGGTCCGGATTGTCTTCATCAAAGCCGGCGAGCCGGTAGAGGAACAGGTGTACAAGCGGGTGGTCGATAGGTCTCCGCAAGGTGCGATCGTCAAGGCGTTCCACCAGAGCCGCATTCGCAACGGTTCGAACGGGAAAAACCACGGCAACTACGGTTGCGAAAAACTGTCGGTCGAAGTAGAGTGCCTAGGTCGCGTCGAGTGATGTTCGCCAAGTTCATCAACGGCCCATTTGAAGGGGACGTTCGGAGTATTCCAGACGATGTCTTCGAGATCCATTGCCGATCGGTTTCTTTCGTGCAAGGCGTGGAAATCCAGTGGGTGCTCTATCGGTACGTTGGGAGCGAATGCAATGGCGACGTGAGGTTGTTCGCGTTGAAAGGTGTTTCTGAGGAGTTGGTTCTGACCACGAAGGACCGGAAGTTTTTGAAGTCGCTCCACATTGCAGTAGATTGAGTGCTTGTTTGCTTGCTTTATGAAGATAGCTGTCATTTTCTGCGGAGCTGTAACGGCGGGCTGGAGCGCTGGCGATGGTCTCGCCAATGCCTTCAGAAAAGCCGGGCATCAGATTCTTCCAATCGCACGCAGCCGGCACGATTGCCCCAACCTGACAGTCCAATCTTTAAACATGGCTGACGCGATCATTGTCAGCGGTCCCGAACACATCTTCCGGAGCCACGTCAAAGGCGAACCTCCCAACGGCTACTCCCTGGCAGAGAATGAACTCACCATCTACGAGTGGAAGCACGAAGTAAAACCTCCCAAAATCTTCATGTACCACGAGTCCAACCACCGCGAGGACCAGACCTTCGGTTTTGAGGACTACCTGAGCCTCGGTGACTACCACTTCTTTCCGGCCGTCCAGGATGCGGAGACCTACGACCAGGAGCACTTCGCCAAGGGCCGATCGTTCTATTTGCCGTTTGGTGTAGACACCGACGTCTTCAAGCCGCTGAGTTGTCCGCGCTGCACGTGTGGGCTCAAAGGTTTTGGTCCAGGCAGAATCTCTCCAGTCACCGGCCTCTCTGGCTTCAGTGTCCAGGAACTGCAAGACGGCAAGCTGTGTCCTACCTGCTTAGGCTCTGGCATCGTTCGCAGCCCGAAGGATATCGACGCCGGATTCATCGGGTTGATCTATCCCAAGCGCAATCAATTCCTGCACAGCCTGTCGCAGCACATGAAGCAGGGACGCGACCCCTGGCTGGTCATTGGCAATGTCCAAGTTTTGGACATGGACGGTCCAGCGTGGACCGATCAAGCCCTGCGCCTGGCTATGAACTACCGGCGCATCAAGGTGTTTCTGAATCTCCCGGCCTACTCAGAACTCTTGGTAAGCAAGGTGGTGGAGATTATGGCTTGCGGGACATTCATCGTCACGCCAGCGTTGAGCGGTGCAGCGGAGGCTAACTGCGATATCTTCCAGCACGCCAAAGAACTAGCCTACTACCATCCCACCAACCTGCCGTTCCTGGTTCAGACGGTGCGGGAATTCGTCGAGCGCGACGACATGCGCGAGAGAATTGCCATGGCCGGTATGTCCAAGGTGGTCGAGAAGTACGCGCTGAAGGTCCAGGTGAAGCAGATTTTGGAGCAATGCAAGCTCGGAATGGCGAAAGAGGTAATCCAATGAAGGAAGCGTACCCGCTGGCCTGGCCGGATGGCTGGATCCGGACCAGGATTGACCAGCGCAAGGGCAATGCCCAATGGAAGAAGTTGGCAAACGAATCCCGCGAGGCGCTGATTAAGGAGTTGGAGCGTATGGGCGTCGAGGGAATGCTCATCTCCACGAACATCCCGGTAAAGCTCGGTGGAGCGCTCCAGTCGGTCCAGGAACCGCGCGACCCTGGCGTTGCGGTCTACTTCTCTCGGAAGTTGAAGGAGGACTACTCCTGGCAGGATATTCTTGGCATCAACGACCCGGCGCCGTCACACGATATGATCGACCGCGCGTACCGCGAGAAAGCCCGGCTGCACCATCCGGACTCTGGCGGTGACATGGAAACCTTCAAGATGATTACGACTGCCCGCGATCGAGCGAAGGCCTGGGTGAACATGCGGGAGAACCAGGAACACCAATACGTGATTGCCTGCGACCAGTTCAAAGAGGTGCGGCACAACATCACAGCCATCCGGTTGACCATCGCGGCGATTCGCCAGATGGAACGCTGTGGAACGTCCTCACTGCTCGAGCGAGCCTTCAAGGGGTTCGAAGCGATCACGGAGGTGGCCGGTGCCAAAACTGCTTGAGATGGGTGAACCGAGCGAGTTAGACCTCCTACGCCGGCGCGTCGAAGAGCTGGAAGACGAACTACGCATCGAGCGCCTCAAGGTCGAGGAGGTACGGCAAAGGTCAGTGGCTTCCGGCCGGGCGCTGGCGCGGCTGCGGTCCTACCTGCAACCCTGGCACATGGCGCTGAAGGAAGTTTTCGGTGAACTCGACGGCGCCGGGATTGAGGAAGGGACTAGTACCCCGGTGATGACGAGCATTTCTCAGCCAGTCAGCGCAGCGGCCTATGATGCTTGGAAAGCTCGTCTGACGCCAAGCTGTGGCCGCGTCATCGATGCATTGTTGGTCCAGCCGTTGAACCTGACGCAGATGTCCACGATCTGCAAGATGAACTACTACACAGCGAGGAATTCTATAGTCCTGATGCAGAAGAACGGACTTATCGAGCGGGAAGGCAATTCCTTCAGGTTGAAGAGGCTGTGATGCTGAATCGTTGGCTCTGGCTCCTGCTCATTGTGACGCGCCTTCGTGATCGGCTGCGGTGCCCGAACTGCAAAGCGGTCGGCACGTACAAACTCCACGCGCCAGAACCGCGGTGGCGCTGGCTCTGTAAGTACTGCGGCTACTATCGGGACAAAGACAGAACGACTTGGTGTGTACCTTCACCGACATTTGGTTGTTGGATATTCGAGGACCAAGAAACTGGATTCAAAGGTAGAACGCCGCTGCTGATGCTACGTGAGGGCGCCGCCGAAGACAGCAAGCAAGCATTCTTCGCAGAGCAGCGTCCAGATGAGCACAGGTTGTACGCTGTGTGGCCGTGGAGGGGATGATGAACCGTTGCAAACTAATTTCTCCGACCAACCTCATGCTCGAACGTCCGATATTGTCTCCAGTCGAGGAAGTAGAATTCTTCGTCATTGGCACGAAGGAGTACGGTCGCTTGCGGAAGCAGAATGTGGCTGTAGGTTTTTTGTGTGGTGGGTTTTTCTTTCTTTGCATCGTGCTTCTAATCAAGATTTGGCGAGGAGCCCTATGACAACTGCGCTGGTCCTGGGAGGCGCCGGATTTATCGGCAGCCACCTAATCCCAAAACTCCTTGAGCGCGGCTACGACGTCCATTCGGTGGACCCGCGGCACCATGTCCTTGAGACGAAGTTCGGTAATTCCAAACTGCGCTTCGAAGAGTGGATTAGGGGAGCATTTGCACAGAAGAAGTACGATTACGTGTTTCACCTCGCGGCCTACCTGACACAATTCGACATCAGCCAGCGGAACCATCTGGGGATGTCAGCGTTCTGGGACACCCAGTTAGACTTCCACGTTGCGGCATATCTGGAACTGAACCCTCCGCTGGAACGGGTTGTCTGGATGTCTTCCGCTGCGACGGATGCCAAGGACACCGAGAACTACGCTTTCGTGAAGTACGTGTCGGAGCGCTTCGCGCGTTGGCTCGGAAAGCAGAAGGTTCCGGTGGCCATCCTCAAGCCTTACGCCGGCTATGGGCCCGGGCAAAGCCTGTACTACCCCATGCCGGCCATCATCGACCGAGCGCTTCGCCGTGATGACCCTCTAGCAATCTGGGGAAACTTGAACACCGTGCGCGATTGGATCTACATCGACGACCTCGTGGAGGCAGTCCTCATGGCCGCGGATGGTAAGTTCCCTTCTGGAGCTGCTATCCCGATCGGAACTGGCGTTGGAACGACCTTCGCAGGTCTGGCGAAACTGATTGCTCATCTGGTTGGATATGAGCCGGTTATCCAGGCCGACACGAGTAAGCCGGTCGGCGGGATGTACCGTGTGGCGCTCACCGGAATCTCTAAGGAGTTTGGCTTCGAAACCAAGGTGACGCTCGAGGAAGGCGTCCAGAAGTGCATCGCGGACGCCAGGAAGGGCTTCGCCAAAGGAGCGTGAGATGACAGCAGGACCAGGAACAGCAGCATCTTCAGACCATGGCGAGTTTAGCCACCACATCTACATGGCGAACGACAGAACAACCATCCTCCGCGATGGCAAGAAGAGCAGAGTTGTAATCAACGGAGCGAGGAAAGAAGTTCGCATTGGCTGTACCACGGTCTCCTTTGACGCTTGCCAACGAATATACGCCTTGATGAGGCGGCATGAAGACGCGGTAACCTACGTGGCTCAAAGGGAGAGCGATGGTTTATCCACTGTCTGAGATCTTCGACCGGTTGACGATCGAGACGCGCAAGGCGCAGTACGGCGCAAAGAACTATGAATTACGTCAGAACTACGTCCGAGCCATTGCGGATAAGTGCGGGCTGTTCATGGCCAACGTAATCGTGGCCGCGATCGAGTTGACGGTTGCTAATGTGGACATCGCCAATCTCGAATGGGCCATCCGGACGAACAAAGAACTCTCTCCTTCGGAGGTCGGACGCCGGGCTATCGTCATCCGCAAGATCAATGAGGCCAGAATTGACGCCAAGGTGCACCTGGCCGGGTATCTCGGGGAAGTGCTGGACCCGAAACGCTACGACCATAAGGAGCGTTTCACCTCAATTCTTCAGCCACCAGGGAAAAAACGTGCAAAGACTCCACGACCTAAATAGCGACGGCATCCTCGCCAGGCAGATGGCCTCGCCGGCGCGGGTGTATTCGAACGACCGCATCCAGCACATCCGCATCCTGCACGCGCGAAACGCCGTGAAGAAAATCCTGCTGGCCTTCAAGAGCGAGTACGTCTCGACCGCGCACACGATGAGGACCGTGGTGGAGCTTGGCGCGAACTCTTGCGACATCAGCGGCAGTATCTCCATGGGACACCACGTCCATGTCTGGGAGATTGCGCCGGCCTGCGTCGCGTACATCAAGAAGACCTATCCGTGGGTGAATCTGCACACCGAAGACCTCGAGCACGCCGAGCCTATGAAGGCGGACTTGCTCATCCTCTGCGAGATCTTGGAGCACCTGACGGACCCGAATGAACTGGTCAAGAAGTGGTTGCCCCTCGCGAACTACGCGCTGATATCTTCTCCGCTGCGCGGGGACCTCGAGGTGGACCTAAGCGGCGGGGAGCACGTGTGGAGCTTCGACGAGGCGGACTTCAAGAATTTCGTGGAGATTGGCGGGCACCAAATCGTGGACCAGACCTCGTTCGCCATGGGCCAATATGTAATCAAAATGATGGCCACGAAGCGGAAGGAGTAACTACATGGCTGAGAATTTCAAGATCGGAAAGATCAAATTCTACAGCTCTGAGAAAGGTTACGGCTTCATCAGAGCCGACAACGGAGACGAGTACTTCTACCACGTCACCGACTTCGCGGACCAGGAGTGGCGTCCGGAAGCCGATCAGCGCGTGAAGTTCAACGTAGTGACTGGTAAGCGAGGCCCCAAGGCAAAATACGTCCAGCCTTGTTGACATTACAGCCAGCCAATCGGTTAGACTTTTGGCCGTGAAGTTTTCCCTGAAAACACTCTTCTTCCTACTCCTCTTCGTCCTGCCGGCGCGGGCGCAGGTTGCCGTCACCGGGAATCTCAAGGACATCACCGGAACTAGCGTGGTGTCCAACTCTGAAGTGGATTTTGAACTCCAAAACTACAAGGGCATCATCCCTAGAATCGCAGCCACCGGAGTAATCGCGCAGGTCAAGAAAGTCTTCAAACCGGACAACACCGGGGCGATTCATTGCGTGGGGAGCGGTTGCACAGACACGCTGTACAGGAATATCGACGTGACCCCGACGGGCACGTTCTATAGCGTCTGCATCATCTTCCAGGGTCAAACTCTCCGCTGCAACAACTACCTCATCAACGGCTCGTTCAACTTGAATACCGCGACGCCTCTGAACGGGACTGAGAACGTAGGCCCGGGCTCGATCTTTACCCAGTGCTTCCGGTTCGTGCAGCTCGCCGCGAACGTTACCTGGACGATCACGCACAATTTTCAGGACAACAACGTGTTCGTCGAAACCAGCGACGCCAACGGCATTGTGACTTTCCCCGACCACGCGGACATCAGCGACCCGAACGTGACCGTCTTGACATGGATTGCCCCCCAGGCCGGTCACGCGCTGGTGTGCCATGCGGCGCAAATCAACATCGCCACTAACCAGCCTGATGCGATCGTGTCTCACCCAACTGGGTTGCAGACGATCTACATTCAGCCGCTGACGCTCACCGGAGACCTGAACGTCACGCAACTCACGACTGGAAAGTGCGTCGAGATAGCTGCAGGAGGACACCTGGTCAGCGCGGCGAATGCCTGTGGCGTGGGAGTCGGCGGGGTGACCAGCGTAGGGTTAGGCCTCCCGAAGGAATTCAACGTCAGCGGTTCGCCAGTGACCACTTCAGGAACCCTCACCGGCGCCTGGGTGCAGCCTCCATCCAGGACATTCCTCGCCGGCAATGGCGCGAATACCATCAGCGGAGTCTTCGACGTGGAAGGCTCGGGAATCTCAGGCACGGTCAACTCCACAGCTACCGTCACGCCGACAACCTCGCACACCATGGCGTTCTTCACGACTTACAGTTCCATCAACCGTGGGTCTGGCGCTGGCCAAAGCGGGGCTCCTACTCCTCCGGCTGGATGGTCGAGCCTCGGGACGATTGGAAACAACGGTCAGTACCTCACCAAGACTTTCAGCTCCGGAGGAGCAATCACAGCGACAGAGGTGTACACAGACGCTATCGCCAACATGGCGCTAATGGTTGCCCTGAAGTATCCGAGTGGTTCACCAACTGTCAGGCAGCAGACTCATCCGAGCGGAGCCAGCGCTTTTACCGCGGTCATGCCAGGGAACACTTTGGCCGGCAGCAGTTTGTTGTTCATCCACTGCGGCCAGTCAACGAGCGGGAACGGGCAAGGCACGGCTGTGGACAATCAAGGGGACGAGTACACTCTCGTTGGCTACGTTCCGAACGGACTCTCAAGTTGCATCGCGTTCCTCAGTTCGAACATCGTGGGAGGGACAACGCCAACCCTCACATTCTATCCGCCAGAGACGAGTTGGTGCTGTTCCGACGCTTTATTCATGGAGCTTACCGGCCTCTCGACGCAGAACAGTGACCCAGGATTCCGCAACATTCAGATTGCCGACCTTCCCATTCCTCTCAACAGCGTTCCTCCGACTTTCGCGCACAACACTTTTTGGGCTGGGCCAAGCAATGGTGCCGCTTCCCCAGATATCCCAACGGTCAGGCTTATAGCCTATGCTGACGAGCCAGGAACTACTCCTGGAGGAAACTGCACCGGCACCAACTTCATGCAGGGGGTGAGCGCCGGCAGCGTGGCCATTTGTACGGCGGCCCCATCGACTGTTGGCGTCCAAACCTTTGCCGAAAATCTTCTCAGCGGAGATGTGAGCGTAAGCGCGGCAACTCTCACTACCGTAGGCTCGCAGGCTATCACCATGCCAAGCGCTGGCTGTCCATGCCGTGTGTACATGGCTTTCGGCATGGGCTGGACCTATACGCTATCTGGTGCGGTGGACTTCTATGTGACAGACGGCACAAACGACTTCATCCACACGCCGACAAAATCTACTTCGGCAGGCGTTTTAGTCGGCGGGATCAACGGTTCGGGATACACCAACGTAACTTATTCGAACGGTGCGACGGTGACGTTTACGCTGAAGGTCAAAGCTGAAAATGCAATCACCATTAGGGCTGCAGCGAACCAAGCCGGTCCGAACAGTTTTTTGCAAGTTGTGGCGCAGACCAGCAACTGAGGAGTTCCAAAGATGAAGCGTCTAACCCTGTTTGTTGCCTGCCTCGTTTTCGCTGGCGCATCATTCGGCAGGGACTACAGCGGGGCCTATAATCATCCCAGAATTCCGGAGCCGGTCTCGATTGAGATAACCCCACCGATCCTCGCTCAAGTGTCCGGGAACATCCGGATTCCCTCCATCTACAAGCTAGTTTTCGGTGACGTGACCAAAACCGATGTCACCATCCAGAAAACCGCCGACTGGCAAATCACAGTTGGAGGCAGCTTAATCTGCACAAAAGTTCCATGCGGAGGAGCAGGGGGCCGAATCGTCGGGCAAACCGATCCCGACTTACAAACAGCGATCAACAATGCTGGAAACGGCGGCATAGTTACCGTGCCTCCAGGGACGGCGCTGAGTTTGACGTCCACGGTCACCATTGCCCATGCCCTGCACCTGATAATCCAGAGCAATATCAACTCGACGGCTGACCCGATCTTCGCCATCACCGGAACCGGAGGCATTTTGATCGAGGGCGGTGGGGATGGACCGACCGGGAAACTGGTCTCCGACTCAGTTCCTACGATCACGCAGGACACCAGCGGCGCGAAGATGATGACCGTTGGTGATGGAGTGGTCGCACTTCGCGGTGGCATCGTTGAAAACCTTCGTTTCGTAGCTACGACAAATTCTGCCACCAGCACATTCCAGCTCAACGCCAACATTGGGGACTTCAAGTTCAGACACCTTTTCGTCAGCGGCGCAGGATTTGACGGTACAGCCGGGAACTACACAAGAGTGAGCTTCGATCACGTGCGCGTGGATTCGGCGCAGAACCAAGCCTGGAACTTCCAATGCGCGATCGGATGTGTCGCTGACTGGAACAACACCTATGCGAACGCTACGGGAGGTTCCCCTGCGATCGGCTACGACATCGGGGGAGCTGGCGGGGGCACCGTTAGCTTTACCTCGTGCTACGCCGACAGCAACTCTCAGGCTTTTCGCGTAAAGGGAAACGTTCGCATCACCAACTGCGAAACGGAAGGGAACACCGGAGACGGAATAAATATCGTCGGCGGGGGGCTCATCACCATCAGCGGCTATCGCAGCTTTCAAGATCAGTTGCCAGTCGTGATGAACGCAACTGGAGCCACGGTCATCGTGGACGGAATCAGGACGCAGGGAACAACTGGAGCGAATAGCATCACTCATCTTGCAGCCGAAGTACCAGGCGAATGGCGCGACGGCCGGCAACAGCGCCACCTTGACGCAGTTGATCGTGGAATATCTGAACTAGGAAAACACGAAAATGAAAAAAGCACTTCTTCTTTGCGGGCTCTTAGGGCTTACCGCGATTCCTTTGTTAGGGCGAGACTATAGCGGCGCGTACAACCATCCGAAGGTTCCAGATCCGGCGCCGATCGAGATAGTGCCTCCAGTGTTTGCTCAACTTTCCGGCCAAGCCTCCGGGAACATCAGAATTCCTTCTATCTACAAATTGGTGTTCGGGGATGTAACCAAGACGGACGTCAGCATCCAGAAGACTTCCGATAACACGATCACGGTGGACGGAAACCTGACTTGCACAGGAGCTACTTGCGGGGCGGGCGCTTCGAGCATCATCGGCGGCGCAACCACACAAGTTCAATTCAACGACGCCGGAGCCTTTGCTGGCAGCTCCAAGATGACTTTTGACAAGGTGACCGGCAGCCTTGTGGTGAGCGCTACCTCTGCCGGCGACACTTATCTGTCAGTCAATGGAACTGGTGGCCTCAATGTGCTCGAAGCTCTGGGCGGTGGTGTGAACGTAGATGCTAATTCCACCGGAGGAACGGTCAGCATCTTCACTGCTTCAGGCAACATCGCCATGGACCCTGGAGCCACTAAGCACATAACCGTCGGAGGCCCGTCGCAAAGTAATTCAGGCCATCATCGCTACCAAGGAACTACCTCCGGATTCGCTGATTTTGGCGTAGCGGACGTTGCAGGGTCTCCAGCCCGTGTCAATCTTCCGATCGCCACTGGAGCCGCTAACTCTGTTCTTACGAGCGACGGCGGCACTCCTCAACAACTCTCTTGGAAACCAGGAACCAGAGTTCTATCGGTGAGCGATCTGGCTCCGGTAGCAGGCGACGACGGGTTGGTCCTGGTAATTGACCCGGCGAGCGCGATTCATCTGACGAGATTTTCCTGCGGAGTCCAAGGCTCTACGAGCGTAGTCGTCAACCTCGTGAAGGCTGCGACCTCGCTTATTGCCGATGCGACCTGCACCGCGGGAGACTCGAACACCGTTGTCGTAACGACCTGGGCGAATGGAAGTTCTCAATGCGGAGGCACCTCGAGCTGCGCCGTAGCCGCGCACGCGCCGGTGACCATGCACATAGGGACCGTCACTGGCACGCCGACCGCCCTCCAGGTCAGTGTCGAGTACACGGTGGACTAATGAACTACCTCCGCATCGCTCTGCTACTGGCTCTGGCGAGCCTGCCTCTTCTCCCTCAGACCGTAGTCGTGAAGCACAAGGGGGGCGGCGGTGGCAGCGGCACATTCGTACAGTACGACCATGGGGCAGGTTCGTGCTGCAACATTACCGCGACCACTTCCACAGACACCATTACTCTGACTGCTGGCAATCTTCTGGTGGTGAAGACATTAAGCGGGGATCCCCGCAACATCATCACTGCCACTGTCACCGACACGATGGGTGACACCTTTGTCCAATCGCCTCTCAGCAGCACTTTCAACACCAATGTCTTCGGAGGGCAGCGATTCGAGATCTGGTATGCCTGGAACATTATAGGAGGCACGGGCACAGTCACGATGACTGTTGGAACTACCCCAACCTACGTAGGCATTTCCATTCTGGAGTACCACGGCGGTTGGTTGTCTGACCCGATAGACACCGGAGGCGGTGGCGTTGGGAACTCGCTGGTCTTATCATCTCTTCTGGCCAACGATTTGATAGTGGCGTTTGGTGTCTGTACAGGCACATCAGCGCCATGGGACACGCTTACCGACAGGACAGGCACAGCAACTTATTACGAGTCAGTAAGCGGTGTTAGCGGAGGAGACACGCGCAACGTCAGTTCTGGGAACTACACGGTGAGCGCCAATTCCGTCACCGGTTTCGCGAACACCACCGCGGTAGCCTTCAAAGCTCCCTAGGAGAAAACCATGAATCCGACGCTAAAACTGGTGCTCATCATCTCAGCGAAACATGCTGTGAACTCACTACTTGTGAACTCCGCTTTCCTCGCGCTCTTTCCGGCCACCTTTCAAATTCACACCATGGCCGGATGGCTCAACCTCCTGAAGTCTGCTTTAGCCATCATTGCCAGCCGGGAAGCGATGGTCTGGATTCCTCGCGTCCTGAAATGGACCACCACCGGTACAGAGTTACCAGGCCCCAGTTAACTGCATTGTTGACAATACAGGGTTGCCGCGCGGTAGACTTTTGCCTGCATTGTCGGAATTGGGACCGCCCCATCCGACGGAGGCTAGATGGCTAGTCCCACCAACTCACTCGAAACCAGTTTGAACAATACCGGCTTCACCCCTGATGCAAACGAAGAGGAAACCGCTTCCTCCGCTGCAGCAGAGACAGCCGAAACCGAAGAGTCCACCTCCGAAGAAACCGCCGAAGAAACCCGCGAAGAAGGCGCTGAGGAAGGTTCAGAAGAATCAACCTCCTCTGAAACTGCGGAGGGAGACGAAGCCGCGGCTGAAGAAGAGCAACCGCAGGGATACGACTTGATGCTGCCAAACCAGCAGCTAAAGAACTATCCGGACGAGCTCTACCAGTTGGCAGCGAAGAAATTCGGTGTAGATGCAGCCCTGCTTGAGAACAAATCGGTTAAGGACCTCCTGAAAGGAAAGATCAACGCTGACATCGAGATCCGTAATCTCCGCGACCGGATGGACACCGGGGCGGAAGAAGATGAGGCGGTGGCGGAAGACGAGGAGCAGCCGGCCCGGGCGGCGGCAGAACCTGTTGCCATTTCCCCGGAACAGCAACTCCAAGCAACACTGAACCTTCTGCGCCACGGTCCCGACGGGAATACTCCAATCATCACGAGGGAAGGCTCGAAACTCTACGCTTCGACATTGACGGATGCCTACACGGATATGCAGACCGCGCTAGAATCCGGCGATCAGAAGAAGATAGACGACGCAAGCGTGAAACTCACTGAGACTCACGCGGCCTTCGCCACGTCGATGTTTGCGAATATCGTCCCGGCACTTCTTCCGTACATGCTCAAGAGTATGCCCTCGGAACTCTGGGATGGCATTGTCGGTGGAAAACTTGAGCAACGCGAGGAGATGAGGGAAACCCACCTGTCTGCACGCGAGATGCTTGCAAAGGACCCGCGCTATACCGACCTACCGCAGATGGTGAAGTCGCGCCAAATCTATAACTTCGTCAAGGAGAATCCTGAAATCCTGGAGAAGAGGTTTGTGGACCAGGAAGGACGGCGGATTACAGACCCGGTGAAACTCGAAATGGCGAGATACCGGTATGTAGTCAACCAGATCCGCGGTCAGAACTACCGGCCGCCAATCGAGATGGTCAAGAAGGGCATGGATGCAGGGAAGCGCCAGGCCGCTGTTTTGGCAGAGAAGAAAGCCAACGGCAAGTTGAGCACCGGGCGCACGCGCGGGAACATGGGTGGCACTACAGACAGGTACGCACCGAAGGAGTGGGCAGAGCGCATGAAGCGGGCTTCTGACGCCGCTAACCCACTGGGCGCGTTCCTGGACAACACGAAATAGCTCCAAGAGGGGAAATGAACAAGTTTCTGGAAAGTAGGTTTTTCTGGGTGGTCGGCTTTGCGGTGATCGTCCTCGCGTTCATGTTCTGTCCCGCGCATTTTGCGGCCATGACCATGTTCGCGTTTGGACTCGTATCCACCGCCAGGTCCACCAACGAAGCAATCTCTGAGACCGTACTCGTTCGCGATGTTCCGGATGAAGTCATGGTCTTGGACGGCGACATCACGCCTCTGACGGTCATGTCGGTAAACGCCAAACGTAAGAGAGCGTGTTTCAGTCCGCGCATTGAGAAGTTCGAGGACGACCTCCGGACGCTGTGGGGCTTTATGAACGCGGCGGCGGTCTCTTCGGCGGTCACCAACATTCTGGTGAACGACGGCACGCTGTTCGCCGTGGGCGATTTGCTTTGTGCCCCTCAGACGATGAGCGTAAGCACCGCCGACGAAGTGATGCGCGTCACGGCGATCGCCACGAACACCCTTACGGTAACCCGCGGAGTTGGCGGAAGTGGAGCCGACACTTTGGTCACCTCGCAGTCGCTGAGAATCATGGGCAGCGCCTACGCGGAAAACGCGGCATACGGAACGCCTCGCAGCACTTCGAAGACCACCATTCTCTCGTACACGCAAATTATCCGCGAGCCATTCGTGCTTTCGGAGACGATGCGTGCCTCGAAGACTTACGGTGGGCCGGAAGAGGACTACCAGGAACGTATGGCGCTTCTGAACTGGAAGAAGCAGTCGGAAGCCATGGCACTGTGGGGGCGTAAGTCTGAAACGCTGGCGGGCCCGGGCACCATCCGGACGACCATGGGTTTCAAGCCGCGCGTCACCACCAACGTCACCGATGCGGTCACCACGCTGACGTTGACGCTATTCAACACGTTCGGGCAGACCGCCTTCCGATACAACCAGGGCCGGCCAAGGCTGTTCATTGCCGCGCCGATCTACATTTCCGGCATCAACTTCTTCTCACAGAACAAACTTCTTACCGAGGTCGGGCAAACGGTGTTTGGCGTTAAGGTGAAAACACTGTATTTGCCGCACGGTACGCTGATGCTGGCGAATAACTTCCTGCTGGAGGCCGGTATCTCCGGTCAGTCTGGCTATGAGGATGAAGCCTATGCGGTGGACCTTGCCAACGTGGAGTACCGCTACCTCAGCGCCAACGGAGTGAACCGCGATGTGAAGCTGTACCGCGACGTGAAGAAGGACGGTACGGACGGCCAATCCCATGAGTACAAAGGGGAGATCGGCTGGATATTCACCCAGGAGAAGAGCCACAGCCGGATGTACGACGCCAAGGCATACGGCTAGAACTTCTCCTCAGCGAGAAGATTGGGGGAAGGTATGTAGGGCTGGGGCCTTCCCCCTCTTTTTTGCATAAACCTGGAGGTTCTTGCATGAGCAAGACGCTGCGGTGCATCAACTGTGAGAAGGAATTCAGGCTTGGAGCCTGGTTCAACTGCGAGGATAATCCCGCGCGGAAACACGTTGTCGAGAGCAAAACGTATTACAGCGACAGCGATTCCTTGCAGGTTCAGGCGATCGTAGAAACCAGAGTGCTTGGCAATAATGGAAATCCAATCCACATCCCTGGTTTCATTGCCCAATTCCACAACGGCACGTTTTCCACGAGCGATCCGCAGGTTCAGGAAGTCCTTGACGTGCGCGTCCCGCAGAGCAAGGAGCAATGGGCCGAGAAGCGCACAACTCCCGAGTTGAAAGCTGGCCGCGACCGCGCCATCATTTCTCAGCAGCAGGCCCTGATTGACGAGTTGAGAGCCAAGAACGAAGAGCTGGAAGCGCAGCGCAGGGAAAATGCTTCTACTTCCGAAGATGCTGACGCGGTGATGAGCGGGGCGAAGGGGAAAAGCAAAGCCGCGAAGAACTGACGATGCCGTTCTACACCTGGAAGTGTTCCGACGGTCATGTGACCGAAAAGTTCCGCACCATCTCAAAACTCACAGAGACGGTGCAATGCTCCTTCAATAACCCGCGTTGCAGAAAGAAGGCTCACCTCTTCCTGCAGACGGCGCCGGGCAATTCCAACCCGAATCGCATCTGGTTAGGTTCCGAAGTCCACGGCAAGAGAGTGAACTCCGACGAGGTGCGGCAAGATATCGAGGATGCCTGCTTGAAAGAAGAGCACCCAACCATCCCGAAGGATACGCTCGAGGCGATCGAGAAAACGCGGCTAGGCGTCAATCGAAAGGCGGCGGGCTTTGCGAATTGACCTCGCCGTTCCCGTCTACCGCGGGCTGATGAATCCACAGGCGAAGAACGCCATGGATAGCCTGCTCCAATACTCGACGTGCTCCTGCTTCGCGCAGAACGCGGAACTTGCCAGGCAGATGTTCGAAGCGATCGAGAAGGGCGCCGGCAAGCGCGTTAGCATCACCCTCCCGAAGCACAACCCATTCCACGACCCAGGCCATTGTCCATACGGAAAGCACGATATTCGCGTTATCCCGCAGGTGAACGCTTGCGTGATTCACTGGGCACGCAATGACCTCCTGGCCAGAAGTCGCAAGGATGCCGAATTCGTTCTCTTCAGCGACGACGACATCGTGCTCGAAAAGGACACTCTTGAGCGGCTGCTCGCGCACAAGAAGGACATCGTGGCTGGGCTTTGTACCAAGCGTGTCGATCCCCCCGAGCCAGTCTTCCGCCAGTGGCTGGACGAGATCCAGAACTACGGAACGATTCTCAAGTGGCAGGAAGGAAAGCTGGTCGAGGTAGATGCCACTGGGACGGGGCTTCTCTTAATCTCCCGAAAGGTCATCGAGGAGATGGCTCAGGCATACCACCCTGAATCGTATGCCGAGTACGGTGACGGCTTTTGGTTCGAGTTTTTGAGAGGCCCCCAAAACAAGGAATGGGGAGAAGACGTTTCGTTCTGCTGGAAGGCGCGGCGCCTGGGGTATCGCATCTTCGTGGATACCTCGATCGTTCCAGGTCACGTGGGCGAGTATCCCTACGGTGTGGCCGACTAC